ATCACATCATGTAAACTTAGTGCACCCGCTGCATAGTTACGACTATTCTTAATCGTTGCTGGGGCTACTACTTCTCCTGTGATTTGTACTATGTGTTTGCCTGTGCAAGGCAGAAGGATACGAGGTACTAGAAACCTCATGTTGTCTGTAATGTCGAGACCATGTTTGCCATCGCCTCGTGTTAAGGCAAGTGATAACCTGCCATTGATATATTGAAGACTTACTGCTGCACCATCTAGTTTTGGTGTGACAGTTACGGGTTCATTTCCATAGTCTGGGTGATCTTCTATTGAATATGCTTTCTGTAAAGAATACATAGGAAAGGCATGAGGATATCTCGCGCCCTTATCTCTAATAAGATCATGTCCTACTTCAGTAGCTACACCTAGTTGTTCTTCGAGCCTATCATAAGCCTCGTCAGACATAAGTGGTTTGCCATTATAGTAGGCAATCCTTGCCCGTTTGATTAGTGCTTCTAAATTTTTCATATGTATATTATACTAAAATTATAAGGACTTGTCAAGAATTATTTTAGGGTAGGTATATTTGATCTAGTAAGTCTTTAAACTCTTCCTCCAAAATGCTTTTGCTCTCTGCTAGCGAGAGAATTTCTACTAACCCTTGAAAGAGATTTCTACTGTTATCAAAGTCAATCGGCATACTTATGCCTTGATTTGAAGGTTTCCATTCTTCTTCAAAGTCTAAATAGTACTTGCGTAAGGATATATACTCTATGTCTCTAAATGTAGAAACTACAAGACGCACTTGTTCGTGCTCAGTTTCTTGAATTACTTTTTCGTATATTGCGGGGGCAGTGAAGTCAATCATTCTTAATCACTCGGTTAAGAGGTACGACACTGGTAACATTCTCTGGCACAAGGATTCTATAAGAATCTGTATCCCAGCAAAATAATAGAACTGTGTGTTGACCTTCCTTTGCTCTGTTTCTTTTCTGACGAATGTATTCTGTAGAAAAGTCACTAGTGCAAACATTGTACTTTAGTTTCCTAGAGTTCTGACTTCTATAGGTGATCACTGCGTCACCTGCTTCTTCGAGTTTAGCTTTAAGCTCCTCTTTTTTCATTGATTCCTCCAATTTAATCTAACAAAAACTCTTTTGTGTTGCTAAATTGCAGAGGTCTCTTTTATGAGATGCAAAAAACCAAGGCAGTATGCACTGCCTTGGTCAAACTATTTTTTTAACTATTTAACGCTTCAACGACACCTTTGAAGTATACTGCAGCTTTACCAGTTAGTTTACTGATAATTGCTTCATCAACTTCTTGACCTGCGTCTGACAGAGCGGAAGTAAGACTTGCTTGAGCATCAGCTACTGATACTCGTCCACCACCAGTAGATCCACCTGAGGATTTAGCTGCTGGGGTTTTTCTTACATAAACGCCTGCCTTGGTCAATATCATACGAACTCCATTTGGTGATTCACCAAGTTCGTCTGCGATGTCTTTTACAATCTCCATTGAAGTTTCAGGTGTTGGTTCTTGTTCCTGATACATTTCGACTGCCTGTGCTTTAGATTCATCTGTCCAAGCCATTCTTTTTCTCCTATGTTTGTTTTGGATCCATGTGTCATTCCATACGGGCTTCCAACCTGTTCGGTCGAACTGTTGTGTATAAAATCTATCACTCATGTATATCCTTGTTTAAATATAACTATATTATAACGAAATTGAAACCATCTGTCAAGAAGTATTTTTCAGTATCTATAACGATTTCCTATCTTGAAAAATACTTTTCTATGGTTGCAATCTTTTCTTCGGCATTTGCAATTTTTTCTATCTGTGTCTCGATAGCTTCTATAATCTCTGGGTGTTCTCCAATACCTGTAGAGTTTCGGGTATACACCATAACATTTGCCTTTGCTACTTCTAATTCGCCTTTTAACTTAGCGATAAGTGCTTGTAGTAAATAATTCATAAGTATCCTTTGTCTTTTAGTGTGTCTTTTACCCATTCAACAGCATAGTAACCTAACGCAGCCCAAATGCCTAAGTTAAGTAAAAATATGCCTACTGTTGTGGGCAGTGTAAAAATAAATTCTATCATTTGTGTTTCTCCTCCCAGTCTTTCACTGCGGCTTGAATTGTTTCTTCTGCTAATACGCTACAGTGTAATTTAATCGGTGGTAATTGTAGAGCTTCTGCGATATCTTTATCTTTTATTTCTAGTGCTTCGTCAAGTGTTATGCCCTGTAACATATCTACAAACATAGAGGATGAAGCAATTGCACTGCCACACCCATAAGTTTTAAACTTTACACCAAGTATACGACGATTGCCAGGATCTACTCTTAGTTGTAGTTTCATAACATCTCCACAAGCGGGCGCACCCGTCATGCCAGTTGCTACTGTTGGATCTTTAGGATCGAATCTTCCTACTGAAAATTGTTGAGGACTATTTAGTACTCCCTCAAATCTATCTACTACTTCTTTACTGTATGCCATTATTTAATTTTCTCTGTGCCTTTTATAAAACCTACTGCAAATTCTTCTGCTTTCTGAGGGATTAGTAAAGGTAATACCATAAATGGTAAGAACAATGTGAATATTATAAACACTACTATAGTTGATAATATAGGTCTTTGCGCTAATATGTTGTCTGCGTTTATTAAAGAGATTACCTTAAGAGAAGGTCTCCATATTTTCCACATAGCAAGTAAACTACCTGCTAGCCAAAAACAAAGTATTATCTGTAGTGTTGTCATAAATATTCCTGTAAGTGTTTTAAACTTCCGATATTGTATGCAAGTCGTGGGGCAAAATGCCCTGCATCTTTCATTAATCCAAAGTAAGGCGATTCACACTCTGCCATTTCGATTTCCCACAATAGATAGCACTTGCTACCATGTTTGTCAAAGTTATGGGACTTTGTTATCTCTCGTTTTACAACTGCAATACAGTTGCCTTGAGCCGACCAGACTCTTTCGCCTGGCATAAATTCTTCTGCTACACAAGGTTCTGGGATCATTGCCTCTTTAATACCTCTGTAGTCAGTATCTGGAAGCTTTTGTGGTACTCCCATTCTTTCTATTACTGCTTTGATAAAAGCTGGGGAACGATATAATGCCTTTGCAATGTCAGATACTATTGCTCCATTTAAGTAATGTTTTACTATGGATACTTTCTCTAATTCAGTTACGCCCTTGCCTTTATTCTGCGCTTTTCTTCTAGCACGAAATTCTATTGTTTCATTGTGGTCAGCAATAATTTTACTAAGACGAGTGGTATTATATGCAATATGTAATATTTCACACGCCTCTTTCTTTGTAATAGGCTTCTCTGCAGCAAGCAGTTCTATTACTTTATTTATGTTTGTTTCTGAGAGTTTTTCTTCTCTTTTCTTTCTAACTGCCATCTTTTAACTCCAAATGATAGTCGTTTAACTCTTTGAGTTCTTCTTCATGCATTGCGCCTAGTAAAATAATAGCATAGTGAATGACTTTGTATAAGTCTTTATCATTTTTGCCGTTTTTCTTTCCAAAACGCTGTGCATACTTAATTATATTACCAATACAGAAACCTTCTCCATGTCCATTCTCAAATACTATCTCTGTAGTTTGAGTCTTTGCTTGAGCATAGTGTTGATTATATGTATTATCTATATACTGTCGTAATCTTGACAGTATTAAATCTTCGTTAAATTTATACACGAGTTATCCTTTTTTCGTAATCGGCATAATCTTCATTCCACCAATGTGGTTTGTCTCTGTATTTCCAACTGGCAAAAGTTGCCTTGTCTAAATGGTAATAATCACGATAACTTTGTATCGGATTATTGTAATCTCTAAGATCTTCTGGCATAGCCAAGCCGAACTTAGTAAAGCCTACTCTTTCAAGATGTACTGGATCTGGCAATTTGTTTACTACTTGCTCTATTGATTTGTGTAGTTTGCCATAACGATAGTAGTACTCATCATTCAATGCATTTGCATAACAATGAACCCACTCATGATTGTCCAATGACTCCCTTGCCCAGATAGTGCAGGGATGATTGTACATCATTGGAAGGTAGGGGAAGGGTCGCTCCTCCAATGGTAAATGCTTAATTTCAGCTTTAACCTTGTTCAGAACTTCTCGTTCGTCTGCATTTAGCGCACGAGGAACATACCCTAGAAACTTATCTATGTAAATTGTTGTGCAAAGAATCTGGGCTGCTTCGAGTGGCATCTTAACAATATGTTTGTCAACATGATACTCAGCAGCCTTATCGAGATCCTCGTCTAAGTAAAATAAATTCATATCTTACTTCCAGCACTTGTAAATGCCACAAAGACCATCTGCGTTTTCTGTAGTTTTACAGTAAGGACAGACCTTTTCTTTCTTTGTGGGCTTGATTTTTTTGATGTCTTTAAACTTTTTCATAACTTATATTATACTAAAATTATGAGATGAAGTCAAGAACTATTTTCCAGACCCGTTGATTTTATCTTTAGCTGTGCCAGCATATAGACCAAACCAAGCTGCACCCGCACCTACAACAATACTGATTAAACCAGATTGCTCCATTGTAGGATCTTCTAGTGCCATAAACCACATTGTACAATAGTACAACAAGAAAATGTAAACACTAAGGAATGCACGAGGGAAAATTCTCCAAGCGTCAATCATGTTTGATAAAAATATCCAACGCTGCCAAGGGTTATCTGGCTCTCTGTTGGCTTCCATCTCTACGATCTGTGCTTTGAGGTTTGAGTTTTCTTGTACAAGTTCCATGAATTTACTAAGATCAATTTCGACCTCATTTCTACTCATATCACCTGCGAATCTTTCGTCTGCCATTAGCTATCCTTTGCTTCCTGCTTAGCTTTACCAACATTGATTGCAAACCAGTCAAGAACTTTATACATTTTTCCGACTAACTTATCATCTTTTGGTGTATCTGTACACGCAGCTATGATTGAAGCACTCATGACTAACCATGGTATAACTTGAATCCATCCTATAACCCATTGTAAGAATCCTAACATTCTTCTCTCCTAATCCTCTTACGAGGCTCAGCCTTGAAACAAGGCGTATTCTATTGCTTTAGCCCAGTATATATCATCAGCGATAATACAGTCTATAGCAGTATAACCCACATCTTTTGCACTAGATAATTTTGTATTACCTTTGTAACAAACGAAGGGTTCTTCAATAGTAGGTTGATCGCCTCCCATTGCTAAATTATAATCTTTAGAACTTAGCAATATGAGTGGATCTTTCATTCCCACTAGTACCAATCCATCAGCAATACTATCTTCTTGGTACTCTCTATTTACACAAAAAATTCTATCTAGGTCTACTAGGATAGGTTTATATTCTGCTTCTTCTAACTCTTCTTTGACGAGATATGCAGATACTCGTCTAGTTTTTGCACTTAGGCAACTACTGTTTATTTTGTCTCCTCTAATTTTTTTATTCTTTCTACTAACGGATTATATCCATCAAATTCTTCAATCCCACATTTAGGGTGTGCTATCTTTTCTAGTGCAACTACTCTATCTGAATAATGATTTTGATTATCCTCTAAATCATTAATTCTATCTTCTAAATCTTCACACCATTCTTCAATTAATTCTAATCTTTCTTGTAG